CCAGAGGGACCAGGTGGGCATTTCACTGTTACTGGTGTTGTACTCACTGCTAGTAGTGATGAAATTGTATTACCAGTAGGCACAGATATTAGAACTACTAAAGTAGAGGGATCAGAGACATATTATATTGAAGATAAAATTCGTGCCTTTAAAATGATTACTGGTCCAGGTATTGCACCAGGCACTCATGTTACCAAAGTTACCAGAACAGGTAGTGATGTCTCAAATTATATTTACACACTTGATTTGAGTGAAAATACATTAGATACAGTTCCTGCTACTAGTACTCTTGTTTTTAAAGAAGGAACATTCCCATCTACTGTGAATAATATTGGATCTATGGATCCTAATGATTCAACATTCAATTCACATAATCATGGAACAATTGATTTACAAATGTCTGGTGGATCTCTAAAACCACCACCAACATTTGCTGTTGGTAACGTTGGACTAGGTAATGTTGTACCACAGAGCGAGGACAATGCACTAAATATTACAGTTACTGTCTCACAACCAGCAATGGCAACAGTGTATATAATTAAGGCATATTAATATGGCATCTTTATATTCAAAGGAAAGAGGTAAGTATGGTAATATTTCAGGGCAGATAATTATTTGGCCTGTTGAGATTTCTGGATCAATTGATGCATCAGATGCAAAAAGAGATTTACCAGGTGGATATTTAAGATGTGATGGTAGCATTTATAATGCTGTTGATTTTCCACAACTTGCTGCAATTTGTGGCACAGGAGAAACTGGTAAATTTGTCAGAAGAAATCTTGCTGGTGAAGCATTACAATCAGTGAGTGATGAACAATTTGTAGTACCAGATCTAGGATCTAAATATCCAAAACCAACTGGTAGTGCAGGTGGTGGTGGAGTATATCAAAATATTAGAGTTGTTACAGCATCTAACGTTGAAAAAAGTCGTTCTGGCATTGGTATTGAAGCAGAAGCAATTGCTGCTCAAGATGGTATAATTAATGTTGAATATACTGGTAGTTTTGTTGTCCCATCTGCTGAAATGCCGATGAGAGGGAGACCAATATGGACTGTTGGTACAACATCTGGTAATAAGAGAACGGAAAGTGAAACAGTTGATTCTAGTGCATTGCATGGACATATGCACTTTCATACTGGTGTTAGAACCAGATTGAAAGCTAGAGCAGAAGTTGATGAAAATAGTCCTAGCACAACCTTAGATCCAGCACCACAAGGTCCAGTTGGATTGCAGAATGCTTCAACAATTCCTTTACATAAATGGATTGTTGCTACTTCAGATCCAACTACAAATAATTGGCCAGGTAATAAACAGAAACCATGTAAAGCGATTGCATCAAACAAAAGACAATCAAAAGCTCATGGTGGAGAGGGTAAGTTTGGTTACACTAACTTTAACACAACTCCTCTTGCTTGGAGTAATGCATGTATTAATAATAACCAATCTATTGTAGATACTTGGAAATATTATTGTTTATTACCAAACGAAGATTATCTTGAAGCAAATTTTGTGAGTACAAAAGGTGGTGGTGATAATAAACGGGCATGGAAAGATTATCCAATCAGTAGTAATACAGGTGCATATAATTTATCAGGTGATACTTCAACTCAATTTTCTCTTGATGTGGCATTAAATCTTGTTCTTGGTTGTCTAATGACAACGACGGATGATAAGAAACAGAAATCGGTAGATATTGATGCTGCTTATATACCTAATGGTCCTGGTGTTCCAGATGACTGGAAAGACACTAGTTGGGCAGATTCAATGCCATTCCAGATGAATGATCTTCATCAATTTGCTGGTCAAGATGTATCTCCTGCTACGATTAATGAGTTTACTCAAACCAATCCATTATATGGAGGTGCAGAAGATCCAACAGAACATTTCCACAAAGTTGATCTAGAAAAGGAAGATCATACATATGTTTTGAAAACAGATTCTACTGAAATTTCAGCAGATCTATTAAAAACACAATTACAGTTATCTACAGACGATGCAAGGTCAGTAGATAATGTAGTGCAACCATTTATTGTTTTAGAATACTTAATTAAGATTTGATCAATGACGATTTCACCTGCTCCATCATATAGAAATACCAGACAGAATTATTATACAGATAAAGCATCTGATAATCATCCTCTAGGTGCCATTGTCAATACATTCAAAGCAATTACTGATGTATATGATAATCAATATACACCATTAACTGCTTATACTGCTGTTAGTGGCAATGCTAATACCCCTACAAATCCTGAGTACCAGTATCCTGGTTACTTATATTGTGATGGATCTGAGTATGAAATTAGTGATTTCCCTGCATTATATTCTATCATTGGTAATGATTATGGTGGAACTCCAAGACCAGGTATTAACCTAATTAATGGTGGTAGTGGATATAGTAGTGGAAGTGGATCAACAATCTACACACAGATCGGTCTTGAGAGTTATACTCAAACACATAATGCACCAATTCTGTTTACTCAGACAGAAGATGATACAGTAGGCGGTGGTAATCAATTCACTTGGTTGACTGATTATCACAATGCTATTAATGCAATTTCTGCTAATGCTCCATCAACTCTAACATCAGTTCTATATGGAGGACACGAAGGGTTTACAAAACAAACAGCAGATGGTCAACTACTTCAGACTGCAATTAGATCTGCTCTTGGCAATTCAAATGCTGGAACTACTTCTATTACTGCACCCACACCGTTTACTATCACTCCAGCAAATAATCAATCAGCTACTATAAATGGTACATCTTACCCAGTTATGGGTAGATTGTATGTTCCTACAAGTCTAGGCAATTCACTTGATGTTGTAGTTGCATTCCATGGAACTCTTGAGGAGAATCCTAACGGTCCAGATATTATTGATGCAGCATTTACAACGCTTCAGCAACTTACCAATCAAAATACTGTTAATCTAAGAGATAAGATTATCTTCTCAGTTGCATATCCTCAGGATCATATTTCCAACACAAGACAGTTTAATCTAGGTGGTGTTGGTACAGAGTCATCAACATTCTTGATGGGAGATAACTTACCTTGGGCAAGAGCAGCAGTTAAGTGGGTTCAGAATGATTTAAATGCTTATATTGCAGCACAGGGTGGTTCTGTAACTATCAACGATGTTTATCTCTTTGGTCACTCTCAAGGTGGTAAACTTGTCTCTAAGATTAACACCTTAGATACTGGCATTACTGGTGTAGTTGCAAATGCTCCTGGTCCTATTCAGTTTGATCAAACTTGCTCTGTAGCTGCAAATGCAGCAGGTACAACTTGCTCAAAAGTTTCTGCAATTCATGGTCCTGTTGGTACTGGTGGTACTGGCACTACAATTACATTTGATGCCGCACCAGCTGGTGGACAAACTATTCAAGCAACTTTAGTAGTTGATCCTAGTGGTACAGTTATTGGTGTAAATCCAACTAATTTAGGATCAGGTTACACTTCAGAACCATCATATACTATTAATAATGCAGGTGGTGGTTCTGGTCTTCAATTAGAAGTTAATCTTAATGATGATGGAGCAATTGAATCTATTAATCAGGAGAATGTATTTAATCATTGGGGTGAATCTAGAAGTTTAGGTACGTTTAAAGTACCTGATCTTAAGACTAGAAAAGTTGTTGGATATGGTAATGTTTATGGAGCTGGAACTCCTAGCATTGGTTTGATTACACTTGGTGCTGGTGGTAACAATGGTATCGTCAAGCAGGGTGGATCATGGTATTTTGATAAACAATCTCAAACAGGATATTTCTCTCTTGGTTCAATCACCACAACTGGTTATAGTGACATTAAAGATGATGTATCAACACGTATAATTGGTAGTCAAAAGGTGCATGTCACAATGGAGCAAAGAAGAATTCAACGAGTACCCGATCATACTCATTTCATTTATCATACAGCAGCAGATACAACTTTCCAGTTTCGTAGTGCTATCTCTGGTGATAGGTACTTAGTTGATTATAGTAATGCAAATGCACGTTTATTAGGTTGGACACCTATTGGTGGATTACATTTCCGTCATAAACATGGTTTATCTAAATCACCTATCGCAGAAAGAGAAACTGCAACATATGATGTATTTGACTGGAGAGGTGGTGCTGAAGGAACTGGTAGTCTTAAATTCACAGGACCAGATTATTATTTCGCATCGGGTGGTTCTTCATCTGGAACATGGGAAACAGTAACAGAAACTGCACCATCTATGTTCAGAACATTTGTTGGTAACCCACCACCAGGTACAGGTTCTGTTATTGGTAACAGAGAAATTAGAACTGGTGGTAAAGAAATTCTTACTTACGTTCAGGATAACGTATATACTGGTAATTCATCTATTTCATTCCCACCAGCTTATAAAGTCATGGAAGTTGAAATCCATGGTGGTGGTGGATCTGGTAGTGATGGAACACAATCAGGTAATGATGGTAACCCTGTAAACTTTAAAGTTGTAGCAGGCAGCACATTAGTTGATATTACTGCTAATGGTGGAGAAGGAGGAGGAAAATCCAATAATTATACAAGTGGTGGTGCTGCTGGTACTGTCACAAAGGCAGGTAGTAATGTAAATAAGGGAGATTTCACCTTTGACCAAGGAGTGGATGGAACTGCTGGTCAAATTGGACCTGGTGCAAATGGTAAGTTTCCTGGCACACAATATCCAAATAATCCTGGCCAAGCAGGTACTGGTGGTGTTGGTTTACATGATAGTGGAAATTATGGTGGTGGTAGTGATGGTATTCATACACAATTAGGTGGAACACCAACTTCAGGATCAGTGAATGTTCAATCTGGAAGTCAGCAGACCGTAAATCTATCAACAACATCAGAATTTAGTGAAATTAAATTCATTATTAGAGGTGGTGGTGGTGCTGATTCTCAGCAAGGAACTAGTCCATCATTTACTACGTATAATAATGTGCGTGGTGGAGTTGGATCACCTGGCACAGTAATGACACTTGAATGGAAGAATCCTGAAGCAAATTCTAATTACCAGTTCTTAATCCAAGCAGGGGGCGTCGGATCACGCTCC